ATGTTAATTACATAAAAAAAGTTGGGGTATTAAAAAACTCAGAAATCAATTTAAATTTAATACAAAATTCAGATTTCTTTGGTATGTACGACTCAATCGATGGTGTTATAGCTTTGGCTTGGGAAAGTTCAGATAGTGATGATATATTAATACACAAAAGAAAACGATTAGTTTTTCAATATGGTGAAAGTGAGGAAAGTGTTGAAAACAAAATATATGAAAGAGATATCGTATTAAAATGGGAAAAAAATTTAGTGCAAGATGAGAAATATGAATCCTAAAATAGTTAAACTACTTAATAAAGGGTTATCTATACATACCCTTGAGAGACTGTCTGAAGAACAGTTAAATGTTTTATATGCAAGGGTTTTGAATGAGCAAGCACCTCCAAACGAGGTAAAAAAAGTAACATCAACACAAACTACCGTTCCGCCGAATGGTTCTGCAAATGTACCTACAGGTGCGAAGGTAGAAAATAAAGGAGGGAAAACAATTATTACAACTACAGAAACCGAACTAGGTGAAGAAGAAAAAGAAATTGAAGAAAAATCAGTATCTAAACAACAACAAAAACTTATGGGTTTAGCACTTTCTGTTAAAAGGGGAGATACAGCAAAAACTAAAGTTTCTAAAAAAGTAAAAGACATGTCTAAAAGTATGTCAAAAAAAGATTTAGAAGATTTTGCGTCAACAAAACACAAAGGTTTACCTAAAAAAAAGGAAACAAAAGAAAATGAAGACGTTAAGAATCTTGAGGAAAGTATAATGAGGTTAGTTGAAAAACATCTTTATCCTGAAGTAACAAAAAAAGATTTACTAAATATAGTAAATAAAAGATAAAACTAATGAATGTCGTTAACAAAGGAACAAGCCTTATTGGAATATGCGAAGTGTATAAATGATACTCCATACGCACTAAAAACCTATTTACAAACTTACGACAACACACAATCGCAATACGTACCCTTAGAGTTATTTAATGATCAAGTTACCTTGGTTAAGGATTACGATACTTGTGAGGAAAATATCGCATTAAAATATCGACAAGCCGGAGTATCTACAGTAACATCCGCTTGGGCATCAAAAAGATTGGTTTTTGCCAACAAAAAGAAACCTGAAAAAATTCTAATTATTGCAAATAAAATGGATACTGCCGTTGAGATGGCAAATAAAGTCCGAGCGTTTGTTGACCAATGGCCAAAATGGTTAGGGGTTGGTTTCTCCAATGAGAAGAACGCACAAAGACATTTTAAATTAACCAACGGATGTGAGGTTAAAGCGGTTGCAACGTCAAAGGATGCCTTGCGTGGTTATACACCAACAATATTAATTTTTGATGAGGCTGCATACATCAACGCAGATGAGGATTTTTGGTCTGCTTGTATGGCTTCCCTATCTACAGGTGGTAAAGTGATTGTAATATCAACACCAAATGGTTTTGATCCAATATACTATTCAATCTACAGTCAAGCGGTTAAAGGTATAAATGATTTTAAAATTACTGAAATGTATTGGTTTAGGGATCCAAGATATTCAAAAGATTTAAAACTCATCAAATGTAATGATATCGTACACTATATGTTGAATCGGGCAGATTATAAAGACGAGGAAATAACATTAGATTATTCAAACATAAAAGTCTCCGATAGAGACTTTGAGGAAATAAAACAAAAAGTAGAATCGGGATATAAAGCGTATAGCTCTTGGTTTGAGTCTATGTCCAAAAAATTAAAATTTGATAAAAGAAGGATATCACAAGAGTTAGAATGTAACTTTTTAGGATCGGGGGATAATGTGATTCCGTCTGAAACAATGAAATCTATTAAAGAAAAACACATTAGAGAACCTGAAAATAAATTTATGGGTGGTGCTCTATGGCAATGGAAAGAACCTGTACAAGGTCATCGTTATATTATGGGTGTTGACGTTTCTAGAGGTGATAGTGAGGATTTTAGTACAATATCGGTTATTGATTTTGATGAGAGAGAACAAGTTTTAGAATATATAGGGAAAGTTCCTCCAGACATATTGGCGGAAATCGCATTCAAGTGGGGGAACTCCTACAACGCATTTATAGTTACCGATATCACTGGTGGTATGGGTGTATCAACCTCTAGAAAACTACAAGAACTCGGTTATAAGAGTTTATATGTTGATGGTGTTAATCCAGCAGACAAATGGAAATGGGATCCAAAAACTCAAGATAAAATACCGGGAATAAACTTTAACTCAAAACGGGTATTAATTGTTCAAGCGTTTGAGGAAGCATTAAGGTTTGATTTTTCATTAAAATCACAAAGACTATTTAACGAATTAAACACTTTTGTTTATGTAAATGGAAGACCCGATCATCAAAAAGGTCAACATGATGACTTAATTATGGCGATGGCTATTGCGATATATGTTGGTGAATCGTCGTTTGCACAGTTAGAAAAAGTGACAGAACAGACTAAAGCAATGTTGGATTCTTGGACTACAGATAAGAATACATTTGCGGATTCATCTATGAATTTTAATCCGGGAATACCAGCATCAACATATGGAAATAACGGTTATCAAAGAAATACGGTGACTAAAAGTGATTATGAAAAGTATTTATGGTTATTCGGGAATGGTAGAGTTTAATTTACTATTTAAGGAACTACATTTAAAATAAAAAATATGGCACAAAATAATTTAACGGTTTGGCAGAGATTAGGTAAAGTTTTCGGACCAAATTCTGCAATGGACCAAGAATCTCCAATTTTTAAGTTTGACAAAACCGAATTGTTAAAAACAACAAACAAACAAGAATATGAAAATGAAAAGTTACAGGCACAACAAACTATGTACATTGGAAAACAATGGCAGAAAGTTGAGAGTAACTTATACCAACAAGCGGTTTATTACGAACCAACAAGGTTAGCATCGTATTATGATTACGAATCTATGGAATATACTCCTGAAATTTCGGCAGCATTAGATGTTTATTCTGAAGAATCAACAACACCGGATAAGGATGGACACATTTTAAAAGTATATTCAGAATCAAAAAGAATTAAACAAGTTTTGGTTGATTTGTTTAACAACAAGTTAGATATTAATACTAACTTGGCTATGTGGACAAGAAACACATGTAAATTTGGTGATAATTTTGTTTATATAAAACTTGATCCAGAAAAGGGGATTGTTGGTTGTCAACAATTACCAAATATCCAAATAGAGCGTTTGGAAAAGGGAATGAGGTTTCAACCTGACAAATATTCACAAGAAATGGAGAACGATGCTTTGAAGTTTGTTTGGAAAGAAAAAAACATGGAATTTAATACGTGGGAAGTTGCTCACTTTAGAATTTTAGGGGATGATAGAAAATTACCTTATGGAACGTCTATGTTAGAAAAGGCTAGACGAATATGGAAACAATTATTACTCTCTGAAGATGCGATGATGATATATAGAGTTTCACGAGCACCTGAAAGAAGAGTATTTAAAGTATTTGTTGGTAATATGGATGATAAAGATGTTGATCCATATGTACAAAGAGTTGCAAGTAAATTTAAACGGGATCAAATCGCTGACCCACATACGGGTAATGTTGATATGAGATACAATCAGTTGGCGGTTGACCAAGATTACTTTATTCCTGTTAGGGATGCTGCGGCAACAAATCCAATAGAAACACTTCCTGGTGGTACAAATTTATCCGAGATTGCTGATATTGAGTATATACAGAAAAAACTTGTTACCGCACTTAGAATACCTAAAGCATATTTAGGGTTTGAAGAGGCGATAGGTGACGGTAAAAATTTATCGTTATTGGATATTAGATTTGCAAGAACAATCAATAGAATACAAAAATCGATGATTGCCGAATTAAATAAAATCGCAATAATCCATTTGTTTTTGTTAGGGTTTGAAGATGAGTTAACAAATTTCACTCTTTCATTACATAACCCATCTAAACAAGCCGATTTATTGGGTGTTGAGGTGTGGAAAGAAAAGATTTTACTATACAAAGATGCCGTTGCTGAAATACCAAACTCAGTTGCTGCCGTTTCTGCGTCATGGGCTAAAAAACATATTTTAGGGTTCTCAGATGAAGAGATTAGACTCGATTTACAACAACAAAGAATTGAGAGAGCCGTTTCTGCTGAATTAGGTAAAACTGCTGAGGTTATTACAAGTACAGGATTATTCGATAATATAGATAATCTATATGGTAAAAAACCGGGTGATGAACCTGCGGCCGGAGGTAGTGCAGGAGGTGAAGCTGGTGGTGATGCAGGAGGTGCCGGTGATATGGGTGGAATGGATATGGGTGGAGGAGCTCCACCACCGGGAGACACCGGAGAACCACCGACAACGGAAAGATTGGTTAGAAATGATTTGAATTTGATCTTAGAAAGAAATCTTTTTAATGAAAATAATATGTTAGATTTGTCAAAAGGTAGAAACACTTTATTTGAAATTAATAACAAATTGAAAGATTTAATCGATAAGTGATATTTATAAATAAAACATTATGAACACTTTTGGTAAAATAAAAACAAATATTGAAAACACGGCCATAGAAATGGCAAAAAAACCAGAATTTAAAAGATTTATTTTTGAATTTAATGGTATGGTGTTAAATAACAAAGACATTTCTGAATTGTATTTTATCTATGATGATTTATCTACGAATAAAGGTCTTGATGGGGATTTGGCTAACGATTACATAAACGAATCAATTGAGTATTCACAAATTTTAATCGAAAGTCAATCTAAAAGTATCGGATATTTAAATACTTGGATTAATTCTTGGAACAAATCAAACGGTAATAATTACTCAGATATTGATAACGCCATTTACAACACAGGAATAAGAAATTTAGAATCAATTTTAGAATCTAAAAAAAATATTAAAAACGTAATTATAAAAGAAGAGGTAAAAAATGTTGTAACAGAAACATATAATATTCCAATATCTTCTATGGTTAAAATAGCGAATGAAAATCTTAAAAAAGAGGTTAGTAATTTAAATGAAAATGACCGTAAAGAGTTAGACGAGATTTTAACTTTAAGTGGTAAAGAATTAAAAGAGAGTTTTGATAATTTAAAAAATAATGTTTTAGAAAACCTTAAAGGGTCTTTGAACGAGTCGTCAGATAAAGATCTTGAAGGAACAATCGGTAGAACAATCAGCAAAGTAATGGATGCGAAGTGTAACCATTATGATTATTATAAACTAAAAAAACTAAGTTCAGGATTATGAAAAAATTTATATTTGGAATCGGTGGGATGTTTAAAGACAACAACGGTAACGCATCGTCAAAACGTTTTGTAGGTATTTTATGTGGTGTATCTCTTTGTATCACTTTATATGTGAATAGTTATTCACATGGTGATATTAGACCTTCAGATACGTTAGTAAATGCGGTAGCAATGTTAGCGTTTGGATGTTTAGGGTTAACGTCAACTGAAAAAATCTTCGGTAAAAAAAGTGAACCTAAAAAAGAAGAAGAGAATCAATCAGCAGAATAATTCTTTTGATTATATATCGCCTTTTGAATTTGAGCCCTTCGTTCTACGGAGGGTTTTTTATATTCCTTTCTTTCCTGTAATTTTTGGATTTGTTTTGTTTTGTATATTTTAAACTTATATGCCTTTAATGCTTGTTCTATATTTTTATTGTTTACCGGTATAATTAGCATAGTTTTTTTTGTTTTACTATAAATAGTAGGAATTTTTTTAATTTTTGACAACCATAAAAAGTTTTATTATATTTTATTAAACAATAAACGGATAAGGTATGAATAATGAAAAAAGGAAAAACGTCAAAATTAAACATTTTTGATGACGCAAAATGTCACTACGGAACGGTCGACTCAAAAAAATTAAAATCAATTTACATAGTATTACAAACATGGGTCGAACCAAAAGATGATTACAATAATTGGACAAAAATTACAGGTGAAATAAAAAGACAAATATTACATACATTATTAGAGGTTGTTGACCACACAACATTTGAGAAAAAACAAATTGTGGATCTTGATTTAAGAACTAGTGGAATACAGAAAAACAAAAAAAGTTTCTTAAATTTAGAATTAACTTTATTTATACATAAAGAAAATGTAGATTTTAAATCCCTTATTTTAAGAAGTAAGATTAAAAATGTTTTACAGTCAATATATAAAGACGACTTAAAAAATTCAAAGTATTTTACATTAAGTAGAACAAAAATTAAAGAAACCGTAAGTATCTAATATTTATCATAAAAAAGATTATGAAGATATTAGGACCAAATGATACGGGTAAAGGTATTCTTGTTGAGTACGATTCTGGAATTATAAACCCAAATGAATATAGAAACAGCCAAGTATTAAAGGAATCGTATGGTCAATTAGACTATTCAAAACCGTTTATATTTTATGCTACCCTTCAAAAATATGGAGTTCCAAATAGAAACGGTAGAGTTTATCCTGAAAAAATATTAAAAAGAGAAGCGGAAAGATATAAAGATATGATCAATAAAGGAATGTCTATATCTGAACTTAATCATCCAGAATCCTCACTTATCGATTTAGATCGAGTGGCACATCTAATTACAGATGTGTGGTGGGAAGATAATGTGATGATGGGTAAAATAAAATTATTAACCACACCTGGTTTTCACGAAAGAGGTATTGTGTCATCTAAAGGTGATATTGCCGCTAATATGATGAGACAAGGGGTCACTATGGGGGTTTCTTCTCGTGGTGTTGGTTCGTTGGTAAAGAAAGGTGAACAAAATGAAGTACAAGAAGATTTCGAATTAATTTGTTTTGACTTAGTTTCTTCCCCATCAACTCCAGGAGCATATCTTTATTTAAATAAAGAAGATAGACCTAAGTACGAAGAAAAACTAACTGAACACGAAAATATACAACCAACTTCAAATCCACTATCAAAATCTGTTGACTTAATGAAAAGATTATCCGATTATTTGGATAAATAAAATTATAAGAAATGGATGAA